GAGCCGGACTATGCTCGTGTGCCCTTGGAGGTAGGATATGGCCCTGCCAATTGTGCGGGTGCCGCACCTGCCATATCTGCTCGTTAAAGCGTAGCGACCAGGAAAGAGTAGCGACTGTGTAGCAACTTAGAAAGCGTAGCGACCTAGTGTTTAGGAATATTTTCTATAAATTGATTTACAAATCAATTTATTGAGTTATTGTATACAATATACGTAATATGGAGACTATATTAAAAACAATGCAACCAATAGTACAAAAATTGGTAGAAGATGAATTAAAAACCGTAATTGAGCAAAATATTGATAAAATTGATACAATTGAACCTATGGTTGATGCAAAATTAGGAGAAGTTGCCGGCAAAATTAAAGCATTGATTATTGATAATATAAATAAAATACCACTTGTTCCAGATTCAATGAAACAAGGATTAATAAGTCAAATACCAGTAGTTGAATTAATTAAAATTGTAAATGAGTTTGATTTTGAACCATTTAAAGCGACGCTTTTAGCCATTCCAACAACGGGGATTTCTGACCCGACCGAATTGAATAAAATTAAAACCACATTAACTGGATTGCCAGATAAAATTAAAAGTCTTTTAATAAAACACATTGAGTCAGTTTTTAATGGTACGGCAGCAGCATCTGAGGCAGAAGAAAAAACTGCAGCAACAACAACTTCAGCAACAACAACAGACGCAGCAGCAACAACAACTGCAGCAGAAATACAAACCATTTCAATCAAAGATGCTGTAACAGATATGACAGATAAAGAAAAAAAAAACACACAAGATGTTTCACTTAAAGCAATTATTGATAGTGGTATATTTACCAATATAGATGAACTAATTGCTGCTGCAAATGGCTATAAAAAAGCTGCTGGTGGTGCCAAAAAGAGACGCCGCAAGACAAAGAAGAATATTCGCCGCAACAAGAACGCAAAAACCCGGTTTGGCCGCACATTCTAACACGTAGTCATGTTGTCCCTTGACCAAAGACCTTCAGTCGTCCCCACATCCAAATAAAGATGTGTCCATTTTTTATGAACAATGGACACAATATACTCGATTCTCATTTTTATCGCGGTCCTCATCCTCTATAGTCAAATCATATTCCAGCTCAAAAAAGGCGACGATATCGAAATCTACGAAACCGACTACACCACAAACAAAGAACTCAATGCCAACGCCAATTTGAAACAACCTTTCGTCTTTCAATTCGGCGATTACGACTCCAATCTCAAGTCCATCCCTCTCAGCAAAATGGTCGCCGAACAAGGCAGTTTCGACATCTATGTGAAAGAGGTCGCCGATTACCACGCCGACCGGCCACCCACTTCCGTGGTCCTCTCTTTGAGCGCCGCCCACAGTCTCATAAAAACCGACACCGAGGGCAAGTATTTTAGCAGCGGCAACCAATATTTCATCGAAGAAACGGGCATCCAGCGGTACTACCAACAGCTGGACAAATACTTGGAACCCGCCCTCTCCGTATTTAGCCATTATGATTTGTTGCTCGGGTCCGCCGGCGTCACGACGCCCCTATCTTACCACACTTTTGAACGCCGTTATATCTACATCACTGGAGGCAAGTTTACCGTGAAAATGACACCGTGGCGGTCCACGAAATACATGGCAATAAACAAGAATTATCGTGACTACGAGTTCTCGTCGCCTCTCAATGTTTGGAATGCGAATGACACTAGCTATTCTAAAATGAAGTTTATCGAGTTCAATGTAGAGGCGGGGCAAACCGTGTATGTTCCGCCTTTTTGGCATTACAGTTTGAAGATGGTGGGGTCCGATGATGATCATGTTTGTCACGTGTTCGATTACAGCTCGCCGATGAATATTCTTGCCAATGCTTTTAGCATTACAAACCATTTGTTCGAGAAATATGGTCCGAAAGCGGGTCCAAAAGAAGAGGGCAAAATAACGACGATATAGAGGGCATTTATTTTACTGTTAAAACATTGATTTAAACAATAAAATTTGATTTAAATATTTGTCGAATGGTTATATTAGACAAATGTGTAAAGAAAACGGTTGTAAAATTAGACCAGTATTTAACATAGAAGGGGAAACAAGTGGGATTTATTGTTTGGCACACAAAAAAGATGGGATGGTAAATGTGAAAAGCAAACTCTGTATTGAGTGTGGGGTTCGTGCAACATTTAATAAAAAAGACGAGAAAAAAGCATTGTATTGTTCTACCCATAAAAAGGATGGGATGGTGAATGTTGTTAGTAAAACTTGTCTTGAGTGTAAAAAATACCCAGCATTTAACAGCGAAGGCAAGATAACCGCATTATATTGTGCTACCCATAAAAAGGAAGGAATGGTGAATGTAAAAAACAAAACTTGTCTTGAGTGTAATGTTATACCAGCATTTAACAACAAAGGCGAGATATTGGCATTATATTGTACTACACACAAAAAAGACGGGATGGTAAATGTTATTAGCAAAACTTGTCTGGAATGTAATAAGCAACCAATATTTAACAACAATGGTGAGATACAGGCATTGTATTGTTCTACCCATAAAAAGGATGGAATGGTGAATGTTAAAAGCAAAACTTGTATTCATCTAGAGTGTAAAAAACAACCAATATTTAACACCAACGACAAAAAAAAAGGATTGTATTGTTCACAACACAAAAAAGATGGGATGATAGATGTGATAAGCAAAACTTGTCTAACCGAAGGGTGTAACAAAAGGCCATCATTCAACAAGGATGGTGAAAAAAAAGCGTTATATTGCAGTAAACATAAAAAGGACGGGATGGTTGATGTAAAAAGCAAAACTTGTATTGAATGTAAGAAAATACCAAATTATAACAATGAAGGCAAGACAAAAGCATTGTATTGTTTAGCACACAAAAAAGAAGGAATGGTAAATGTGAAAAGTAAAACATGTATTGAGTGTAAGAAAATACCATTATTCAACAAGGACGGTGAGACACGCGCATTATATTGCGCCACACATAAAAAGGATGGGATGATTGATGTAAAAAAAAAACTTGTCTTGAGTGTAAGAAACACCCAGCATTTAACAATGAAGGCGATATAATGGCATTATATTGTGCTACCCATAAAAAGGATGGGATGGTGAATGTAAAAAGCAAAACTTGTATGGAATGTAAAAAAATACCAGCATTTAACAAAGAAGGTGAAACAAAAGCCTTGTATTGTTCGGCACATAAAAAGGATGGAATGATAGATGTGTTAAGCAAAACTTGTCTAACCGAAGGGTGTAAGACAAGACCATCATTCAACAAAGAGGGTGAGACGGTTGCGTTATATTGCGTAGCACATAAAAAGGATGGTATGATAGATGTAAAAAGCAAAACATGTCTTCATCCAGAGTGTAGGAAAGGACCAAATTATAACAATTCTGGTGAGACAGTGGCATTATATTGCGTAACTCACAAAAAGGAAGGAATGGTCGATGTGAAAAGTAAAACTTGTCTCGAATGTAGGAAAGGACCAAATTACAACAAAGGTGGTGAGACAACGGCATTATATTGTGCCACACACAAAAAGGATGGGATGATTGATATAAAACACAAAACTTGTAAAAGCGAATGGTGTTCAAAAATTGTTCAAGTTGAAAAATACGACGGATATTGCATGTTTTGTTATATGAACTTATTCCCGGACAAACCAGTATCCCGTAATTACAAAACTAAAGAATATGCAGTAGTTGAATATGTCAAAACCAGGTTTTCAAACCATAGATGGGTAGCTGACAAAATAATATCAGGTGGTAATTCAAAACGCCGTCCAGATTTATTATTAGATTTATCATACCAAGTTGTAATTGTAGAAGTCGATGAAAACCAGCATACTGAATATGATTGTAGTTGTCAAAACAAACGTATAATGGAATTATCACAAGATTTAGGGCACAGACCCATTGTATTTATTCGATTTAACCCCGACGATTATGAAAAAGACGGGACAAATATAACTTCATGTTGGAGTAAAGACAAGAGAGGAATATGCGTTGTAAAAAAAACAAAAAAAGATGAATGGACACAACGATTAAATGTGTTAGAAGAGCATATCAATTACTGGATAAATCCGGCAAATACAACAAATAAAACAATTGAAACAATCCAGTTGTTTTATGATATGTAAAATCATCGCAAGTCCCTGCGGTTATAAATGTATGTAAGATGTTATGAGATTGTAGGGATACGCGGCGATTACAGTCGTCATCCTACGGATAAGCGGAGCGTCGCTTACCAGAAACTGCCACCAGCGAGGGCTGAATTGGCTGGCATGGGGCCAAAATCCGAAAAATCATTTACAGGCGCCGTCTGGCCCGAGGCTTTCAGCATGTAATCATGTCCCTGGCCCGACGATCTGTTCGATGTCGTTATAGCCGGAGGGGGCGGGAACATGCTATTCTGAACCCCCGAGTTATCCAATGTATCCGCCTGGCTCGCGGCATGGTTATTCACCGGTCGCTTCGAATCCTTTTTCACGGATTCGTTGCTAGGACCATTCCACAATTCGAGCGCGCGATCCACCAAAATATTCACCTTTATACCCAACTTTGTCTGTAAACTGAGCACAATCACCAAGAACGCGAGTATCACTGTCGTCAAGTTAAATGCCTCATATTTGTACCCACTGTATGTAGGGAAATATGTGATGAGTCGGTGGATAAGAACCACGCCGACAAACATCACCACAATTTGGATGAATATTTCGGCTAAAACTTCTAGCGAAGACTTCTCCACATCTGCTTCGGGAATGAACTTCTGGATAGTTTTGTTCAGGGCGACCACGGGTAAAATACCGGTAATGGCATATTGAACAACATTGAGAATCTCGGCTTTGGCCTCTTCTGACGTATCAAAAATATGATTCAAAAATGTATTTTGATTCATGGAACGTGCCTCACTAATAATATTATCCATGGATATCTATATTATACCCAAACAAAAATACATCGTGTCCGAGTGAAATAAAGAATCGTGTAAATGTGTATAAAGATTTGCCGCCAGTCCAATAAAATGGACGAGACAACGCCATCAAATCCCGAAGAATACCAGTATTTGAATATTATTCAAAAAATCATCAGCGTCGGGACTTGGGAAGAAGGCCGGAACGGCCGAACCAAAAGTATTTTTGGTGAAATGATGCGATTCTCGTTGGCCAATGGGCAAATCCCGATTTTGACTACAAAACGGACAGCATGGAAAACATGTTTGCGAGAACTCTTGTGGTTTATTCGCGGCGAAACGGACAATCGGCTTCTACAAGAACAAGGGGTTCATATTTGGGATGGCAATACCAGTCGAGAGTTCCTGGATTCGCGCGGATTAAACCATTACCGTGAAGGATTGATTGGACCAGGATATGGATTTCAATGGCGGCATTTTGGAGGGGAATATGATGCCGCTACAGGCAAAGGCCTCACGACAGGCTTAGACAAAAGCTTGGCCGAAGGCTTGACCAGTCGCAAAAGCTTAGGCATAGATCAGCTGCGTCAAATCATCGATGCCCTAAAGGACCCCGCACAACGAACAAGTCGCCGTCTAATAATGACGGCATGGAATCCCCTCCAATTAGACGAAATGGCGCTGCCCCCGTGCCATATGATATGCCAATTCAACGTCCACGACGGAAACAAGTTATCATGCTCAATGACACAACGAAGTTGCGACGAGTTGTTAGGTGTTCCATTCAATATTGCCTCATACAGTTTTCTCACACATCTGATTGCCCATCATTGTGGATTAGAGGCACACGAGTTTGTGTATTTCAAGGGAAACTGCCATTTATACGAGGAGCATATTGAGGCGGCCACAACACAACTTCAACGAACACCGTTTGCGTTCCCAACACTGGAAATCCGGGTTCGACGCGAAAATATAGAGGATTACATCGTGGATGATTTTGTCGTTAACGGCTATAAATCCCATGAAGCGATCAAGGCCAAGATGGTTGCCTAATACATATCAGACCATTATTTCTGATATTTATTCATAAAATCTAGTTGATTATTCATCATCCGACAACTCGAGAACAATATTGTTGTCGGGTTTTATGTCAAATGTCATTGTTCCAGTATCCTTGACATCCGACAAAATCTGGATGCGTTCATCGACGAGTCTCTTGTTGACTTCCATTGTGTAAGACTGGAGCTTTATAAGTATATCTTTCAGCTCGGCAACCTCACCGGCCAACAACTCAAATCGGTTGTTGATTTCATCGAGGACTTCTTCGTCGACTTGCTGTGTTGGAACTTGCTGTGCTTGCTGTGCTTGCTGTGCTTGCTGTGCTTGCTGTGCTTGAGCTGGTGCCGCCTTGGTATCTTTCATAAATGTCTCCAACGTAACCAATCTTCGGTCTACTAAAGCAATCACTTGCGGAAGTGTCAGCCCTGCTGCTGGTGTCTGTTGTTGAACTACAGGGTCGGAAGCTCCCGGCATAGACGTTCCTCCTGCTCTGCGTTTTCGTGCGGCGGCATTTGCTTGACTCATAATTTCTGTATTATATTTTCTGGATTGATGTTTTTCGCCTATTTTTTACGCAATATGTCTAAATAGTCTTGCCCTCCAATTTCCACATAAACACAATCTCAACATCCAATGTATAATGTGCGGAATCTTTGGCATTTTAACATTGTCCCCCGAAAACATATATAAACGAATCATCGAAGGACTCACCCAACTACAAAATCGCGGATACGATTCATCCGGACTCGGTGTCATTGAATCCGACGGCAAACTCGAAATCCACAAATATGCCTCTACAAATACCAGCGATTCACTCGATAACTTGCGAGCAAAATGCGCAAATAAATCGCAGTCAACCAGTCATATTGGAATCGGGCATAATCGTTGGGCGACTCACGGAATGAAAAGCGACACGAATGCTCACCCCCATGTGTCATTGTCAGGCCGTTTCATCATTGTCCATAATGGGATCATCGAAAACTACGTGGAACTGCGCAATGAGCTTCTTGAACAAGGATTCACATTTCGTTCGCAAACGGACAGCGAAATTATTGTGAATATGGTCGAGTATTATTCTGGACAAACGTCATCGGATTTGGGACCACTGACCACCTACGATGCGCTAAATAATACCATCCAGCGCCTCCACGGAACTTATGGCATCATATTAATTGATTTACAAACCCCCGACAAACTTTTTTGTGTTCGCAATGGTTCGCCTCTATTGGTCGGCAAAACGGACAACAACATCATCATTACATCTGAACAAAGCGGGTTCTGTAATCAAGTATCCAACTACATTACGCTAAATAACGACGACATCTGCGTGATTTCTACATCGGCAAAAATACTCACCATAAAAACATCGAGCACTTATTCACGCAAGAAAATCACCACCCTATCACGGACACTTGTGCCCGACCCATTTCCACATTGGACAATTCGTGAAATCAATGAACAACCGGCGATAGTCAACGCCGCAATTAATAATGGCGGGCGCATCAAATCGGCCACCGAAGTGAAGCTCGGCGGTCTGGAATGCCACGCCGACCGACTCGCGAAAATCAACAATATTGTTCTACTTGGTTGCGGGACATCGTATTTCGCCGCCCTCTATGGCATGCACTTTTTCAAATCATTGTGTGGATTCAATGTTGTTCAGGCATTCGACGGCGCCGAGCTCTCAGAACAAGACATTCCACGCGAAGGAAACACCGCGTTTATACTAATA